GTGCAGTAGCCGCAACTTGGGTAGTAAAAACGCTACTAGCATTTCGTGATTGGATTCTAATAGTTCTATCAGCATTAATTCCAATAAACATCCCAATACTTGGAGAAATAGTATCAACACTATTCCATAAATTAGTTGAACTTGTAGGAGCAGTTCTAAGTCTTAAATAAATACGTTCCCATGATGAAACTGGAAGGGTTGGTGCTCCATATTCAGATAATGAACGAAGTAAAGTAATACCAGTTTCATTACGAAAAGCCCAACCAAGTCCATCAGTAAATCTAGATGCATCTTTACATCCTGCTCTGGCGGAGGATAGACTAGTTCCTCCCTCGCCCGTCATGGCTACTTCAAATCCACCACCCCATCTACGTTTCTTTACAGTAGTTGTGGGAACTGCATTTGAAGGAGCTTTAACTATAATTCCAGCCCAAGTTAATCGTAAATCATCCCCACCAAATTGACCGGGAACTAGAGTTGAATTAACTGCGGGATTCATAAATAATCCCGATGGAAGGGGATGCTTAATTTCAGTTCCAATCCCAGTTAATGCATATTCAACTGATGTAATTCCCCTATCTGATATTGTAGTAGTAAAATTAGTTATTCCAAGTAATCTACCCATTGCTTGCGGGGATGCACCAATAAATGCAGCTCCATATTGAGCTATGGCAGCATTATATTCCGTTTGACTACGGAAATATATGTAATATTGAGCGTAAGCAGTATATTGGGCCATTTATTGCTCAAATCCAAATACTAACTGATTAACATTAACTAATGCAATTGCATTAATATGTGAATCAAAAGTCCAGGGAGTCCATTTAATACTTTTAGGATCAAATCCATTAGAATAGTCAGCATAATACATAGATCGATCAGTCTTAATGATATACAATCGCTGAGTTAAAACATCATTACATAATTGAATTCGTCGATTATCAGTCTTAAATGCCTGCGCCTGCCAATTAGCCCCAATTTTCCAAGTCAATTCGGGAAGAATGTATCTACCATTAAATTGAACGACTCCAGTATATGATGCTACAATAATGTAGTCCACACTAGATGAACCAGAATCGATGACGGTCGCGAGGCCATGAACTCCACATCCTATAGCATTATCAATTGTAGTAATAGGCCATGAACTAGGCGCATCATCATTGTCTACAAATGAATGAGTCTTGTTTCTCTTAAATGCATATAATACGTCTCTTAATACAGTAATATTAGTTATTGGATCTCCATTTGGAGGAACTATACAGAATCCATCAATCTGTGAAATGGCCTCAGGTTCTCCAACTGCACTTACTCTAATTAAAGAGATATTATCAAATTGGGTACATAAACAGAGTCTATCATGATAAATACATAGTGCTACTCCTGCTGCAATAGTAGAAAAATTATCAAATAAGTGAGATGCATCATCTAATAAATCAGCATCATAAAAACTAATATCTACAACTACCGTAGTTGCAGGAGGAATTTCATCCTGCCCTGGAATAAAAAATAAATCATATCCTTGTAAATCACCATTAAAATCTGTAATTACTTTAGATGCAACTAATGATTTTTTAACATATTGTGTACCAACTGGAACCTCAATTCCACCAATTGAAATTGCATTTAATCCAGGATTATTTAATGTTGTTACTACAGTTAGCTGTCCAGGAGGAGTTAAATAACCCGTATCAGTTTCCCAAACTACTCCAATAATATGTAATCCGGGATCAGTATTTCCTACTCCGGGATTTATTGGTGCAAATTGCGCAGAACTCGCTCCTGTTCCCCCTGCCTTCCTTGCTAGAGTTCCATCCCCTAGATATACGTATAAAAATTCACCATTCAATCCACGTTCACGATTTAAATCACCCACAACTTCTGTAGTAAATGGAGTAATGTAGGCTCGTCCATTATATGATACAAATCCAAAATCAGTCATTGCAGCAATAGTTAAAATAGGTCCATATACTGTGGTAGTATCAACTACATGATATAAATTACCTCCAATAGTAAGAACTAGTAATGTATTTCGATCAACAGTTGCATAATTATAGATACGAAGAATATTAGCTAGTGGAACTCCAATAGCTTGATAAGGACTAATACCATCACGAGTTCCAAATCCAGTATTTCCTATAAATTTAATATTATTAGATTCAGAAAAGTGATCTAATGGAACTTCCTCTACATCACCCCTATCATAGAGGCCATTGAACTGGTCAATTGTAATAGGTTGATGTTCTCTCATCTTCTTGACTCTTATTATCTAATTATTTATTTAATCCAGATATTATTATACATCAATTATACATCAATATCGACTTCTGATACTGTGAACATATCTTATCTCCACAGGGGTCCATCCCACTATTGAGATGGACCCCCATCCCTACAATATTACGCAGGCAGACCAAATGCAAGGGCAGCCTGATCGTTCACATAGTTCATCCAAACATCTGAGGCCGCACCAGTATATCCACTTCCAGGTGCAATTTGAGCTTCAGTGTTATTAAACTGATTTAGTGTGATAAGATTTCCACCACCCTGAGCCGCAATGAATGTATCACTAATAACCTTATTAGTTGCACCAGCTCCAGCCGTATAGAATCGATTATACTCAATATTTGAGAAATTAAGAGACATTTTAATATCATTAAGATTTCCCTGGAATCGACAATTACGAATATGCCATCCATATGGAACGGCTGCTGCGGTAGTAAGAGATAGTAATGCAGTATTTCCAAGTCCCTCAAATCGACATTCATTAATTAGGACTCGACTGCATCCACCATTATCTTCGATACCATTCTGAGTAGTTCCACCATTACCACCGAATAAACATCCAGTGACAGTTAGGTGCGAAGCATCAATAGTATCAGTTACCGCACTTCGAGTTAATCGTAATGCAGCAGAAGCATTAGCCGGAGTGAATTCAATATTTTCAATAGCCCATCCGGCCGCTCGCAATTCAAGTAATGGAGTAGCAGCAACAGGAACTAATGGTAACATCCATGTTGCACCCCCACCAGTAGGAACTCCACCAGATGTAGCCTGTCGTGGACGATTAGCTGCACCCATTAATGTAACATCATATACATCAAGTGGAGCGACAGCCTGTTCTCGCAAAACTCCACCTAAAATGATGGTATCGCGACTTCGTAGATTAGGTGCGAGATCCGCAAATGTAGTGAATGAGCCGCGAGGTCCACCACCTTGTGGAAATAAATAGAAGATTCGGCTTAATTCACCAAATCCAGTAAGTGTGACCTTACGCGTATCCTGAGATTGAGTCCGCCAAAAACCTGGAACTGTCATTTCATATCTCCAACTCTTTATGAGCCGGTCTCATTAAATGATGAAACCAGAGACTAAGTGCGCCATCCGCGACGTTTCCAACCTGATCTAAATGGTCGCCTCCGTGTCATAATATTCTGTTTACCCTTACTACTAATTCCAGTAACTCTATCTAAAGCTAATATTGCATAGGCATTCTGGGCATCAGAACTAGTTTTATTACGTTCAATGAATTCAGCACATAATGCCGCAGTCCTAAATTCAAGGAAAGTTTGAGCATTTAGAATATTAATTGCTGAAGTTTCATCAACAATTGTAGGAAATAGTTGCTTAATGTAATCTATTTTAACATCATTATTTTGAAGTGAAGGCAAGAATTTAATCATTTGTTCCTGCCAAACCCAATACATTAATTGATTAGTTGGTCTACCTTCCAAATTATGTGGTAAGAAGTCCTTACGCCACATAGGAACATAGGGATCGATTCCTCGGTTACGTTCCCATAGTTGTAATGGTTCCACAAAATCTAATGGAAGTGTAGGTGGGCCTACTATACTAATAGTAATCTGACCTGCATCAACTGGAATTGCGACAGATGATGTTTCAGTTACTGGAACTGAATTTAATTCAAATAATTCCCTTAACTCATGAAGTGCAATACGAAGATATGGAATTTGAGCTACATATGTATAGACAGACTTAGCAGTATCATTCAATAGACTTGCCGAACCATCCATTACTGTTCCGGCTGTTAAATCTGATGCTGCCATGTCTTATCCTACTTTACTTACTAACTAATTTACTTACTAACTAATTTACTGTTTAACGAACTCCAAACCAAGTTCCTTAGCCCTATTAGGATTAACTACAGCTCGACATGTAGCACAAATAGGATAAATTGGATTAACTAATGAACCACATGATGGGCAACGACTCATTTCCACCATCTGATGATCAACCATCCAATCCTTATTAGTTTGAGCTAATTCCTTGGCTGCGAGACGCATATCATCCCCAATTACTTGAGGATTACCATTAGACCTCGCCCATAAGGAATCGCCTAACTTAATAAGTGAAGCATACCAATTTCGCTGCTTTCTATTCGCTTCATTAAGTTGAGTCTGAAACTCCTTTTTAATACCATCAATAGTATATGCACCAGGAACCCAGAATAAACCAGGGGATGCATTACCTCTAGTAAAAGCTACATAACTATTGCAATAATCATTCACAATAGCATCAGCCATCACTACGCTTGACTCGGGAATTTCTAAAATCGGCTGATCATCATCAATTTCACGAAACCAACTTGATGGACCTACAACTAATACTGATGGTTTCTCAAATGTTCCAGGAGGAATGATAAATCGTCCCGGAATAGAGGTATGTTTAATCTCGTCAATCTCTTTCGGAAAAATCGACACCACTGTGGACTTATCGATAGGATTGACAGGCGATCGAATTACGCGTCGACGGGCGGAGAGTAATACACTCATTGAATTGTATCCTTAGATGGCCCAGTATTTACTATGGGATAGGATCCAGTATATCCCACACCACTCCTATGACTCAAGGCATCGCCAATAGGAGTTTCATTTCCAAACATTTCTTCCATCAACTTATTAGCTCGATTTTCCTTCATTTCCTTACTAGTTCCACTACTAACGAATTCAGTTGAAGTGTCATCAATATACTTTTTAAATGCTTTAGACCCATGCATAGCAGCTAAGACTGAATCAATTACTATCTTAGCAATTTCTAATTTAGGAGGTAAATACATATTCGTATTACTTTTAAATACCCAAAGTGGCTCATATGAAACTTGTTTACCAAC